CCTTCCTTCCGGGACTGTTCGCATTCAGGTTACTGGTTTGTCGACACAAGGGACAATTGCAGCACAAATTGTAGCGGCAATCGAACATTCCAACGGCCATGGCACCGCGATCTTAACTTGCGCTCTTTCAACTGTCACCACCACCAACGACACTATCACTATCACACAGGCCAATACCGGTACCGGCGGAAACACTACAATTGCAGCAATGACTAACGGAAATACATCTGATATGACCGTCAACGGCGTAATAACACAGACAGCTTTCAGCGGCGGTAATAACGAAGCCCGGAGTCCGGCCAAACCTGGTCGTATGTATTTCCTTTCAACAATCATGTCTCAGTCTGCTGGTTCAACATACCTTACTGATGCTGGTTTAAATGGAAGTACAGACTCGATTCTTAGAGCGGTTATTATGGTTGCATCTGGAGTTCAACTCCAACTTTCTGGCTGGAACGCAGGAAATCCACATGGCGGCGGCGCATCTGCTGCATATGATGTTACCGGATCCGCATATGCATATGACAACTCTACCGGCGCCAAAGACTTAGGGAACTGGGTTGGATCGATGAACAACAGTCAACAAGTGAAATTAATATTAAACGGACAAAAATTAGGTCCTGCAGCCCCAGCAGACGGCCGAATACTTTCTGTCGGCCTAAATCCTGGTCAATCATCTTACTTGGGAAGTCTTAATACAGACCCAACAAAGTTAGAAGAAAAAGGTCACTATCTTTACGCACACTATCCTGTCCCGGGAAGAATGGCCTTACCAAATACTTCCTCGGCTGTGCACAGTTACTCAGAGGCTGGAGCAACATATTACCACAACACTCTTTTAACTACTGGATCTTCTGGCAGAAATACATACGGTGCTGGGGTTTATAAACCAAATTACGAAGGCTGGGAAACTAGATTTAAAACCCCGTTTACTCCATGGGTAATTTCCCAAGCAGTCGGTGGCACAGAGTCTAAACTTTTCCGTCTCCATGCGTTAGACGACGGCCAAGGAGCAGAAGACCAGCTGTTCGTACAGATAAGTAATATTATCTATCCTGCAGACGCAAATGAGTACTCTACATTCGATGTCTTAGTAAGAAGTTATGGTGACCAAACCATCGTCGGTGGATCCATAACCGGAAACACAACCACACAAGCACATCCAAGCAGCAACACTGTCCATCCAACCTCTGGCGGATCTCTTGCATTCACGGGCGTCAATCTAAATCCGGATGATACGAATTATATCGGCCGAGTTATTGGAGATTATTATCGCTATTACGACTTTGATGCGGCTACTAATGAACAAAAGTTAGTAATAAAAGGTCTGTACGAAAACACAAATCGATTCGTAAGAGTTGAGGTTTCTGATGCTGTTGCAGCAGGTAACGTACCAAAAAATACACTACCTTTTGGCCATCAAGGAGCACATCACCTAGTAACTTCTGGTTCGAACGATGGTTTAAAGCCTATCCAAACCGGCCAAGTAGGCGGCGGAGACAAAAGCGGTGAAACAATCTTTGGGGCTAAATTTGGCGAATATGCAGGTTCAGCTTGGACTCATAACGCTGGTATGGGTATGATTCAACCACCGGTACCGATGCGTATTAAGACTCAAAACGAACAGAACTCCACCATCTTCCCCTGGGGTATGCGATTTGACAACCCAACTGACGGATTCCTTTACACAACTGGAGAAGCCAGTACTCCTGTCTCACTAACGGGTACTTCAATATCAACAACATCGGATCAAAAGGTCAATAACTCTGATTCTCTTTGGACCAATAGCGGAGGAGATTTGGTTAGACAATTAAACAAGTTCTTTCCATCCTACGCAGCCCAACCAGCCTGGGTTGGAGATAATGCCGGTACTGCAAATACTGCAAACGCTAGCGTTTTAGACGCAAATGAATTCAACCTAAACAAATTTACTCTAGGCAGAGTATATGTACGCACGTTTACAAACGTAAGTTCTGAAGTTAAACCAGATACCTCTCTATGGCATCAGGCCAGATATATCAGAAATGGCTCGAGCCCTGGTACGGTGGGATTCAGATTCTTAACACCTTCCGATCTAAAAAATGTCGACGGCAATGCCAACTATACCAGGTTTATCCTCCCATTCCAAGGTGGATTTGACGGCTTAAACAGCTTCAGTAGAAACAAGACCGAAATGAATCATTGGGCAGCGCATCACGAACAAACTGACAGTACTAATCAAGGCGGATTATTAGGCCCGACTGTTGCAGCATATCGTAAGGCAATTGATATTATTTCAGAAAAAGCTGATATCGATATTAACGCACTGGTAATCCCAGATCAGAGATCAACATTCGTTACCAACTATGCAGCCGAAAAAATGGAAGAGCGTTTCGACGCAATATACATTATGGATATTGAAAACTGCTCACAGTTTGGAGCTGGCAACGGTCAAGTACTGTTTCATGGAAACCCTTCGAGCACATATTTAAGCTCGGGAGCAGCTGTTAACACATTCTACACAATCGAGCGCTTCGCTGCTCGCGGTCTAAGCAATTCTTTTGCTGCAGCATATTATCCAAACATCATGATGAGTATCAAACCACCAAATAACCCCAACGCAGATCCAGAAACGTTTGACGCAGTACCGGCATCTATTGGAGCACTTATGGCGTTTGCAAGAACCGAAAAGCTCGAAGGAGCCTGGGGAACACCAGCTGGATCAAAAAATGGCGCACCATCATCTATTATCCAAACGCAGGTAGAGCTCGAGCCAAAAGACAACAACGATCTTTATGCGAATTCAATCAACCCGATCATTATTTTCAAAAACCTTAATACAGTTCCGGAACTTTCATCAGCTCAGGACCATGGTGTCGCCGGATCCGGCGTAATAATGGGACAAAAAACCCTGCTTAATACAACATCTGCTTTAAATCGCTTAGACGTAAGAAAGTTGATGGTATACATTAGAAGAAAGGTAAGAGATATTGCGTTAAACGTATTGTTCGAACCTAACCAGCCTAATGTATTGTCAAAAATGTCGGCCCAGGTTGAGAGCATGCTCGAAAATCTAGTTGCAGTTGAAGCAGTTAAACAGTTCAGAGTAGTTATCGACGATACAACCACATCACAGGCTGATATAGAAAACAATACTGTAAGAGGTAAAGTGTTTGTACAGCCATATCGTAGCACAGAAATAATTGCTATAGATGTTTCATTGGAAAACGCCGGTAGCGCATAATTAATAATATAACATTCAGGAGAAAGCAAAATGGCTGAAACTTTAGACGTCGCGAGCATGTTACCAAGAAAATTCGAACCCAAATACAATAATCGATGGATTTTTGCCTTGGAGGGAATTGATTCTTACCTTATAAAACAAGCTGCAAGACCATCAATAACAATCGGATCTTTAACAATCGATTACATGAACTCTCAGAGACATGTCGCAGGACGTTCAACGTTTGGTGATATGAATATAACACTTTATGACCCAATCGCACCATCTGGAGCGCAACAGGTTATGGAATGGGCTCGTACTCATTATGAGTCAGTCTCAGGTCGTGCAGGTTATGCAGACTTTTACAAAAGAGACGCTCAACTTAAGTTAGTCGACCCAATCGGTACTGTTATCGAACTTTGGGATCTTAAGGGTTGTATCTTAACATCTGTATCATTCGGAGAATTAACCTACGGTGATCCCGGGATGCTTGAGATCGCACTTGGAATAAAATTCGACAACTGCATATTGCAATACTGAAAAGTATTCAAATATATTTATACATTTGCTGCAAGCCCCTATAAGATTACCTAGTAGGAACATAGGCTTGCAGCAGATTAATTTATAATTGGAGTACTAATGAGTAAAAGAACAGGAAATAAAGTTTTCTCCGGCGAAGGGCCAGAAGGAAAAGTAGGCGAAGGTTGGTCAGGCCCAACCCATGATGTATTGCAAGATACATTTGGCTTAACTATACCTACCGAACTAGCCCCGCTGCCTTCAAAGGGAATAATTTATTCGGAAGGTCACCCTCTTCATATGAAGGAAGCAATTGAGATTAGGGCAATGACCGCCCGCGAAGAAGATATTTTAACAAATCGCGCTTACATCAAACAAAAAACAGTAATCAACGAACTAATCAGGTCGTGTCTGCTCGATAAGTCGATTAATCCAGAGGATATGATTGCCGGCGATAGAAATGCTGTCATGACTTCTTTAAGGATCACCGGTTATGGAGCTGATTATACCGTGGAGGTCGACTGTCCGAGTTGTCGTGAACGTTCAAAGCAAACGTTCGACTTAGCTTCATTAGAAATTAACGGATTTAAAAACGAACCGGTTGCTCTTGGCGCTAATGCCTTTGAGATGCAGTTACCGGTAACTCAGAAAATAGTAAGATACAAATATTTATCTGGACATGAAGAAAAAGATCTAGCCATCATGGCAGAACGTCTTCAAAAGAAAGGTATCGCATCGTCAAACCTAGTAACTAGACGTTATCAACATCAGGTCGTAGCCGTCGCCGGTATTGAGGATAAGGTGAAAGTACAGAAGTTTTGTCAAAACATGCCAGCGCGCGACTCTCTAGCTCTTAGAAAACACATGGATAACAACGAATGCGGCATCGATATGAAGTCTCACATGGATTGTCCTCACTGTTACGAAGAAAGCGAGGTGCGCCTTCCTATTGGCGCAAGCTTTTTTTGGCCTGACGCCTAATGACAAAGAGATATATTTAGAACCTATATTTTATTTAGTTTATTATTTTGGCGTGACATATGCTGAAGCATACAATATGGCAATATGGAAGAGGAATTGGTATTTAGAAAGGGTAATCAAAGAAATAAAAAATGCGAACGGAGATTCTAAAGGAAATAGACCTGAAGAAAGAGGATTAGCTAACAAAGGCCGCCCATCCGGCCCTCAAAGAACAAAAAGATTTACATGACACAGCATTTGGAGATTACCAATAATTTTGTTTCCGAGACTTTTTTACAATTCAGTAATAAAATAAAATTTATACCATAAAAAGCGCAAAGGTGAAATTTGTCAGACTCGGAACTGGCATTTAGTAACCCACTTTTATCTGGAGTAATTATGACTAGTAATACAAGCTTGCTCGAGGGTCTAATTGTTTTAGAATATCTTAATCTTGGTATTATGCCTTTTTATCCATACTCTCCAAAAATATTGACAGATGACAAAAAAGCAAAAAGAAAGTTTCGTAAGCTTTGGAGAAAAATATCAAAAAGGCAACATTCTTATGAATGGGTCCGAAGTCCCCATAAAACACCTAGTGGAAAAGTCATGTGGCAACGAAAAATACTAGTACATGACTGGATAAAAACCCGGGTTAAAGTCCAATATAAAATGAGATAAGGAAAATATATGATCAGCTCAATTGAAGCAGCAACGGGAGACTGTTGCTATTTTTTTACTAGGTACGATAAAAAGCCAAAATACGGTACAATTACAAGAACATTCCCAGGCGAATCTTCTGTCGAAGTTGTAGAAGCACTTGACGGGAAGTATCATGTAGTTTGGGAAAACAACGCTGCATGGGATGAAAAAGAATTAAAGGGGCAGATTTGGCAGAAGCCGCATAATTATATACGAATAGATTATATGGAGCAGTCAAATGAAAAAAAGCCTTCTGAAAGAATCAGTGATGTTTGTAACGGGAAGAAAAAAAGAGTTAAGCGTGCAGGGACCAAAAGAAAAAGTTAACGTGTTCCTAAACGTGTTAGTAGCAAGTCGTGATTTGTATGAAGCACTTCATACAGAAAATATTACGCTGACTGAAATAAAAACACTAATAAAGAACAAGTCGCTGCTAGAAAAAAAATATAAGACAACTATTGGAAAAGATTGGTTGTTGTAATTTTATATTGTTGAATACTTATTATATAGTAATAATGGAGTATCTGCATTATGTCACAGATAGACGACCTTGAAAAAATTAACAGACTGCTTGAACGCCAAGCAGAGTTACGTGGTGAAAATACTGAAAGAACAGCTACTCAGACCGAAACGTCGAATAGCTTTTTTGATATATTCAGTGAGGGTACTGCAAAAACAGAAGAGTTTAGCGCTAGGCAGGGCGACTTGGCCGGCCAGCTTGATGCAGTTGCCAGTTCTTCCGACGGCGCCGCTGGGTCGCAAAACGTATTCCAGAAAGCTTTAGGGTTTACTCAGAAAGCCGCAGCCAGTCTGCAGATTGCCCTCACCGGGATGTGGGAATTTCTTCAACCGATATTTAATGTAGTTACATTACAGCCAATTTACAGCTGGATGTATGAACAGTCTTCGGTGATGGGCGCTGCCAATACCGCGGCATTTGAAGCAGCTCAGGCACTAAAATCCGCGATAGGTGCTCTTCCTAAAACAATGGAAAAGTATTCTAAATTTACAGACGCTGCATCGAAGTCGTCATCTTCTTTTGGCCGATCCCTAGGATCGATATTTGGCGGTGCAATTGGCGATGTAATGACTGGGCTGGCTGCCACTATGGAGGAGCTAGGGGTCGAGTTTGACTTGTTTATGGATAATATTCAGGGAGCAGAGGGCCATTTTCTTGCATTCAACAAAGGCCTAGGTGTCAGTGTTGAATCTTTGTCGAAAATTGCATATAAATTTGATGATACAAAGGCGGCTTTTGCTGACTTTGCAACAGGCCTAGTCGGCGGTTCGAAAGAATTAGGACTTAATATAAAGTCTGTAGGCAAAAACTTCGATTCAGCTCTTAAAAATTCGACTGATTTCGGATATATGACTCGGAAAGAGTTAACTGCAACAACACTATACGCTACCAGACTTGGCCTCGAAATGGACGAGCTCTCTGGGATGACAAAAAAATTCGACACGTTTGAGGGAGCCGCGGAATCTGTTGGAAAACTAAACACCGCCTTTGGAATCCAGTTAGATACAATGGATATGGTTATGGAAACCAATCCAGCCAAACGTCTAGATATGATTCGCAAAGCCTTAGAAGGTAGCGGACAGTCCCTTGACACGATTATGGGCGACCCCCGTAAATCTAAATACCTTGCAGATAATCTCGAGATGTCATATGACCAAATCCAAAAGATAGCATCCGTAAAAACTGATGAGTTTGGGTTCACTGAAGCCATCGATGCTGTTGCAGAAGGTCAAGAGAAGATGTCTGAGCAAGACGCCATGATAGAAATGGTTAAGCAAATTAAAAGTCTTAATGCCACAATGGGCGGCGGCACTAAAACATACAAGGGCTTCTTTTCAGCGTTTACCAAAGGCTTTTCGGAGGCAATTGAGAGAACTGCCGCATTCCAAAAGATGTTTGGCACAATGCAATCTGCGTTTGCTTCTTTTTACACTGTCGGCGCAAAAGTCGCAAGACTAGTCGGAAATCTATTTTATAACCCGGGTCTTGAGGGAACAGACGGAAAAGGTGGAGTAGGGGATAAAACAGCTGAAGATGCACCTCTTTTTAAGTACTTTTTTAAACCGTTCTTAGATTATTTCGCCGCAATGAAGGACGCAGCTACACTTCTCACTGCGGACGGCGGCCCGATTGACAAGGTGTTCGACTATGTCAATCAGCTATTAGATCCAGAGACATATGGTAAAGCAGACAAGAACTTTAATATTTTCGAAATTCTTTTTGCGCCCTTTAAAGATATATCAAAGCCAAGTTTATTGACCCCCGAAATACAGGAAGGACTTGTTAAATTAGCCGATGTATTAGCTACAGCCTTAGGTGATGCTTTCAGGTTTATTGGAAATAGAGCTTTATCTTGGGTCGACGGGTTATTCGCGTCCACAGGCGATATAAAGAATTCTTCAGAATTCCAATCTACTATGATCAAAGCCGGTACCGCCATAATGGAAGGCTTAGGCGATATGATGGCAAAATTAGGTAAAGCTGGTAAAGGACTAATCGCATATATGTTTGGAGGTACCCATGCTGGTATCACAATCCCCTACGAAGAATCTTTAATAGGGGGTATTTTTGCCGGAAGTGAAGAAAAATTAGAAAGCACGTTTGCCGGTACTGATTTTGTGTCATCAATAACATCCGCAATCGTCACAGCTATAGCAAATATATTTGGCGCCGATGATATCGGCGCCGTGTTCGATAGTGAAGGTACATCGTTAGGAGACAAATTTGACTATCTTTTTCTAAAGCTTAAAATAAAATATTTCGATGCTGTAACGAGCTTCTCTGCTGGAGTTACACAATATGGTAAAGACGGCCTCGCGACGCTCAACCCAGATGACTCTTGGCTTGGCGCGCATTTGTACTCTCCAACATACCTATTGATGAAATTTCTAGCAATGGAAGGCGGTGACATGGCCAAGGTGAATGCAGGCGCGAAAGCCAAAGCCAACGCCGACATTACATCTATGGAAGCCGGTTTTGCCGCTACCAACAAAGATTTCAAGTCAATGATCGCCAAAACTGCTGCAGCAGGTTTAGGGACTGATGCAAACGAAGCGCTAGCAAAGTTGCAGAAACAGTATGTTGATGGTTACTCCATCGGCGATGAAGCAGTTGCAGAGACCCTCGCTGTTAATACAAAAAACATGCCGCGCATTATGGAAGATATCCTGATGCACGCAGAAAATCAATACGACGTCGTCGGTACCCAAGCATTAGAAATTGGGAAAGCCCTAGGTGACGGATATTTCGAGGGTGTAAACGAAACCATA